CCGAGGACGAGGACATCGACCCCGGCCTGGTGCAATCGCTGTGGCTCAAGGAATCGGACACGATCCGCACGCCACTGACCCAAGGCATCACCGAGAACGACCGGTCACTGGACACAATCCGCCAGCAGCCAGAAAAGTACGACCACCTCAATGGCCAGATCGAGCTTTGGCCAATCCCCGACCAGCCTTATGAGCTGATCGTGGAATACCTGGCCGGGAAAAACCGCTTTGACCGTGCAAGTGATCGCCCCAGCGTGCCGGATCGCCTGGTGTTTCTGTACGCCCTGGCCACGTCCAAGGCGCACTACCGCCACCCCGATGCGCAACCAGCGGCCGTGACCTTCCAGAACATGCTCACCAAAGAGAAGATGAAGCAGAAGGAAAACCGCCGATTCTTCGCCAACACCAACACCGCACGCGGCGAAAGCCAAGTGGTGCGCACAGCCAATGGTGGCTACACACTCAGGAGCTGATCGTGGCCCAGATCACTTTTGACCGTTTCGACCTGGGCATTGACTTGCGCAAGGGCGCATCCGTATCGGATGCCAACCGCCTGCGCGAAATGAAAAACGCCTATGTCACCACCGGCATGGCCACGCAAAAGCGGCCCGGCCTGGTGAAGGTGGCCGACCTGGAGCCAGGCACCAAAGGCCTGTTTGCCGCATTCGGCAAGCTGCACACGTTCTATGGCAGCGGCACCATCACGCACGCCAACACCCTGTTTCAAGCCAACAGAGTGCAGTTTTCTGGCGGTGCCCAGGCCGTCATCGACGTGCCTTATGCCGACGTTTTCAACGCCTTCATTTACTGCGCGGTGCAATACGCCAGCGGCGCGGTAGAGCATCACTACCTGGACGGATCAGCGGCCACGCACATTGCCGATGGCAATTGCCCAGACACCAAGGCAGTGATCAAGATCGCATCCAAGATTTTTGCAGCCGGTGCAGGCACTGGCGACGTGGTGCGCTACTGCAAGACCGGCAACCCGCGCGACTGGACTGCCGCCAACGACGCCGGATTTCTGCCCACGGGCCTGAACAGTCGAGGCGACCGATCCACCAATGCGCTGGGCATCTACCAGGGCAAGCTGGTGGCGTTGTCCAAGGACGGCGCGCAGGTGTGGACGGTGGACCCGGACCCCACGAACATGAAGCTGGACACCATCGTGGAAAACGTGGGGACAAGTTTCCCGCGCACTGTGTCCAACGTGTCCGGTGACCTGTATTTCCTGAGCGACTACGGTTTCCGGTCCATCACCACACTGCAGTACACCAACAACTTGGCCGACGTGGACGTGGGCTCGCCCATTGACGCCCTGGTGCGACCCGAAACCAAGGTGGCCGGTGTCAATCCCAAGAGCTTCTATTTCTACGGCACCGGCCAGTACGTGTGCGCCATTGGCAACCGCCTGTTCATTTACTCGATCAGCCGCACCGCCAAGATCGCAGCCTGGAGCCAGTATTTTCTGAGCAAGAGCGTTGATGCCTTTGCCGAGCTTGGCCAAGAGCTTTACATCCGCTCAGGTGACTCTGTTTACAAACTGGATGAAGCGGCCAGCACCGACGACGGCACCCAGTACGAAGTGCTGATTGAGCTGCCTTACATGAACTTCAAGTCGCCCGGCATGCTCAAGCATGTGACCGGCATCGACGTGGTGGTGGACGGCCGCTGTTTTGTGTCCATGGGGTTTGACGTGCGCAACCCAGATGCCTTTACCCCCGAGGTGAAGGTAAAGGGCAACACCCGACCAAGCGGAATGATCCCGCTGGAGTGCAACGGCACTGAATTCGCGCTGCGCTTTCGCAACTACGACAACAAGCCGTTTCGCCTGGATGGCGTGACGGTCTATTACGACGTGCTGGGGCCAGTCTGATGCAGGTGACATTTATCACCAGCCCCGAGCTTTTGGCTCAAAAATTCCACCTAGTCGCCCCATTGCTGCAGCCGGTGGTCAAGCAGGCCGCACGCGGGGAGTTTTCTGTGGAAGACATCAAGCAAATGACCGCTGAGGGCCGCGTGATTTCCGCCGTCGCTGAAAAGGATGGCCAGGCCGTGATGGCGATGGCTTTTGAGTTTGTGCATTACCCGCAGATTCTGGCCGTCAACATCATGGCGCTAGGCGGCCATGGGCTCGATGCAATTGCCGACGAGTTTTGGCAGGCCTTCCGCGACTGGTGCAAGAGCGCTGGGGCCACGGTGATTGAAGCCTCATGCAGCGACGCCATGGCGCGAATGCTGGGGCGGTACGGATTTGAGACTGTTTACCGCGTGGTGCGCGCGGGTTTGGAGTAAGCAATGCGAATGACGATGCAACAACTGGAAGCCGATTTGTCGGCAGAGTTTGGCGGCCCAGCCATTGGTGCATGGCCACGCAACAAGGGCGAGCGCCTGAAGCCGCATAAGGGTGGTGGCGGCGGCGATCCAGGTGCTGAATCCCGCAGGCAAGAGGCCGAACGTCAGGCGCGCATCAAGGCGGCCACGGAAGAAATCAACGCGATCTTCAACAATCAGGTGAAGAAGACCCGGATGGTGGAAGACACCAGCCCCCAAGCAATGGTCGGCCGTATTTTCAGAGGGGGAGGCAATCAAGAGCCGAGAATGGTTGCGCAAGAATATTGGGAAGCAGGCGACCCGGCCAACTCGCGCGACAAGCTGTATGCCGAGCAGAAGGCCGCCGTTTACGACCTGAACAAGCGTGAAGTGGATCGCCAGGCCGCCGAAGCCGAGCGCCTGAACCGCTTTGGCCTGGCCCGTACTGGCTTGCTGGGGGGATCGGTCAACGTGGACAGCGTGGCCGACCTGGACCGTCGCACCAATGAAGGCCTGATGCGCGCGGGCGGCATTGCCGACCAGGCAGCGGCCGACCTGAAGACGCAAGACGAGCGCACCCGCTCGAACCTGATCAGCCTTGCCCAATCCGGCATCGACACTGGCACCGCTGCACAGCAGGCGCTCAAGGGCCTGGAAGTGAACGCAGCCAACGCGGCATCCGCGCGGGCGGGTTCAACCGTGGGGCAGCTTTTCAATGACCTAAGCCAGGCCTACCTGTTCAACCAGCAGAACCAAGGCAGGCAGACCGGCCAGATGTCCGGCCAGCAGTGGTATGGCGTTTCGTCAACGCGATCCGGTGGCACACAAGGCACCACGAATTAAGGAGGCAGATATATGGACCCGATTACCATTGCCGCGCTTGCCGCCATGGTGGCAGGCGCAGGCATTCAATACAAAGCCTCGACTGACGCGCAAGAGCGCCAGCAGCGTGAAATCATGGCCAGCCTGGAAGCCCAGCGCGCGCTTCAAATGGAAGCCGAGAAGAAAGCCATGGGCGCGGCCGCCGAGTTTGCAACACCCAAGCGAGCAGCCGAGCAGGAGCAAATTGCAGCGGACATCGAGCAGGCACTGATCCAGCCCGTGTCCGAAAGCCAGGCCATTCGTGCCGAGCAAAGCACCACACAGGGCAACGTGTCGGACGAATACACCACGGCCAAAGCCAAGAGCGAGCTGGAAACCGTCAAGCAGGCCGAGCAACTGGCTCGACTGTTGGGCAAGACCACCAGCGCCGGACGCCTGCGCATGAACGAGGGCATCCGCCTGATGGATACCGGCCAGGACGTGGACCGCCTGGCCGGTTTCTCGCGCGGCCAGGCAGGTGCCGACAACATCGCCATCCAGCAGGCTGGACAAGTCAGCCCAGGCAGTGTGCTGGCCGGACAGCTTTTGATGGCGGCCGGATCGGCTGGCCTGATGTCCGGTGGTGGCGCAGCAAAAACAGGCGCAGGAAAAACCGCATTCGGCGGTGTGAACAACTCAGCCATCAACACCACAGGCGGCAGCAACTTTGCCCGCGCATTTGCTTGAAAGTCAGCCCATGAAATTCACACTCAATGCAGACGGCGCAATGGCCGCAGGCCAAGGCATTGGCAACGCGATCAAAGCGTTTGCCTTGGCCCCGCAAATGCGCCAGCAGGCCGAGCAAGACGCGCTATTCAAAGGCGCGCAGATGTACCACCACAACATGTCGGGCAACAAGGCCGGGGCAGAAGCTGAAGGCCTGGGCATGACGAACCGAGCCCGACAAGCGCCGATTGATTCGACACTGCCCGCCAACCTGCAAATGGCTTACAAGCTATTTCAGTCCACGGGCGACACCAACATGGAGCGCTTTGCCAACGCGGGCACGGCGCTGCAGACGCAGGGCATCCGCGACCAAGCGGTGGCCAATGTCAACAACCTGGACACCATGAACCGGTTGAACACGCTGGCCAAGCCTGGCGACACCTATGAACCATTCCGCGCAGTGGGCAACACGGGCGGGGCGATAAATCAGGCAACCGGCCAAGGCATCGTGTCTGATGCAGTGCTGCGCAAACTGTTTGGCGACAAGAACGCCAGCGAGGTGATGGAGAACAAAGCGCAAGCCAACAGCTCCAACGCATCGGCTGGCAAGTACACCGCCGAAGCCGACATTGAGCGCCAAAAGGCGGACCGCCTACGCAAAACGGGTTCGCTTCCTGGCACGGGTGCAGAAGGATCAGAAGGCGCTTTGTCGTCCACGATCTTGAACACGCTCAGGGTGCCAGCGCTGGACGCCAAAGGCCGACCCGTGCGCAACCCCATTACTGGAGAGCTGGAGACCGTGGTGGACCTAGAGGCCCAAAAGTCGTTTTATCAGTGGGCCGACCAGAACAAGCGCAAGCCTACGGCCACGGCATTCTCGCAATGGGAAGCACAGGGCCGCCCTGGAGCGAACAAAAATCCGCCGCCAGCAGCAGCCCAACCAACAATTGTGCAAGCGCCACCCGCACAAGAACGCAAGCCCAACACGGTGTACCAGACACCGAAAGGCCCAATGAAGTGGACCGGGACGGGGTGGCTGCCAGCAAACTAAAGAGGTACTGAATGCGCGAGCTGTCCGACGATGAAGTTTTTGGGTCAACAAAAGAACTGTCGGACGCCGACGTTTTTGGTCCTGCAAAAAGCGGTGGCGGCATCATGGATGCCGTGCTGGGTTTGTTCCGTGGTGGCAAGACGCCATCACCAGGCTTTCAACTCCCGCCCGTGCAAGACCCCATGGGGATCAACCGGCCAGCGCAAGCAGCCCCAGCATTTGAAAGCGTGCTGAACGACGCGCAGCCAGACCCATCCAAATTTAACTTCAAAGAGGCCAGCATCATTCGTCGGATGCTGGACGACAACCAAGAGCGCCGCGATCAGTACGGCACCATTGGCCCTATCGTTGGCCCAGAGGTCAGCGCTGGCAGTGTGGCCAAAGGCCTGTTGACTGACCTGGTGGCAGGCGGCAAAGGTGCACGGGCAGGCGTGAACCAGATGGTGGGCGACCTGATCGGATCGGAACGCCTGCAAGAGAAAGCCCGCAAAGAACGCGGCCAGGCTGATTTGATGTCGGCCGTGAACACCCCTGAGATTGAAAGCGCCACCGGCCGGGGCATTTATGGCGGCTTGTCCAGCCTGGTGCGCAATGCGCCATCGCTGGCGCTGGCCGCCGCCACACGCAGCCCAGCCGTGGCTTTGGGTGGCATGGCCGCGCCGATGCTGCCCGAGGAATATGGCAAGTTCCGGCAGCGTGGCGGCACGCCGCTGGAATCGCTGGCCGGTGCAGCAGGTAACACAGCAACCGAAGTCGCCACCGAAATGCTGCCCATGGGCTTTTTGGTCAAGCAGTTTGGCCGTGCCGGTGCTGGCCAATTCCTGACTGGCTTGCTGGCCCGCGAGGTGCCCGGCGAACAAGTCGCCACGCTGGTGCAAGACGCCATCGACACCGCCGTGGCCAACCCGGACAAGACCTGGGGCGACTACATCAAAGAGCGCCCTGGTGCAGCCTATCAAACGCTGATCGCCACCCTGACGCAAGGCGGCATCATGGGCGCAGGCAATGCAGCCGTGAACCGCCTAAACCAGTCGGCCCAACCATCACCCCAAGACGTAATTGCCCGCGTCATGGGACAACAAGCCCCGGCCGCACCCCTCCCAGCAACAGCGCCGACACCACCAGCAGCGCCAGCGGACCAAAACGCCTTGGCCGACCGAATTGTGGCGGCCATCACCGGGCAACAGGCGGAGCTGTCCGATGCGGACGTGTTTGGACCAGCTCCAAACATTGAAGCTCCGAACATCCCCGACGTGTCGCAAATCGCGCCGGAATTGAACACGTCCCAGCAACGTGTCGAAAACCAGCCGCAAATTGAACAAGTGGCCCCTGATGTCACCCTCATGAACGAGGGAAACATCGCCGCGCCCATCACATCCGAAACCGGAAATCCGGCAGCGCCCGCACCAGTACAGGCCCCGGCCATCACACCGGAAACTGCAGCACCAGTTTTGCAGCCTGCCACTTCGGGGATGCCCGAGGCAGGGGCCGGGGCTACCCAGCCGCCGCAGGCTGCACCTCAACCCAACGACCGCTACGGCGTGGACAGCACGCCATTCAGCCAAGGCGGCAAGCCATTCAAGACCAAGCTGGCCGCGCAGAAAGCCAAAAAGCTGCAGCCCATGATGCGCGTGGTGTCCGTGCCTGGCGGATTCGCCCTGGCCGACAAGACGCCCGCGCAACTGGCCGCCGAAGCCAAAGCCGCGAAGCGCATCCGTGGCATGAGCACGGGCAACAACGCCCCCATGGCCGTGCATGAATTCATCGCCGCAGAAGGCGGCCTGAGCCGTTCCGTGCAGTCCGACCTGGGCATCGAGGGCAACGTCAAGATCGGCAACCGCTGGCTGTATGCCGGACCCGGCAAGGGCATGACCATCGAGCAAGCCGCCGAGAAGCTGAAGGAAGCGGGCTACATCGACGACGAGCTGCACAACACCGCCTACGACATCATCCGCCGCAGCATCAACGAACCGCAGTACACGCCTGAAGGCTGGGAGCAAGTCGCAGAAGCCGAGCGAGAAGCACAGTTTGAGGACTACCTGGCCGCGCAGCAGGACGAGCCGACCGATCCCTTCGCGCCGCTGACAGCCGAGGAATTGGCAGAAACCGGTTATAACCAGTACAACGAAGAAACCCAGGCTGAAATCCGCGCCCTGGTGGAGCAAGCCGAGGCGCTTGGCATTGACGCCGACGCCATCAAAGAAGACCTGGCCCGCGCAATGACGCAGGCCACCCAACAGGACTATGAAAATGCAGCAAAAGCCGCCCTCCAAAAAGCCATCGAAGGAAGCAATGGAAGTCGCAGCCAAGATTCTGGCCAAGAAGGCACAGAAGCTGGCGCAACAGAGCAAGCCCAAGCCGAAAGCCTGACCAGCTACACCCCGCAGGAAATCGAAGACCGCCTGGCCAAGCTCGAACAAGCCGAGCAACAGCGCCAGCAGCAAGACCGCGAAGCCGAACAGCGCGCACAGGCCGACGCCCAGCGCGACGACTTCACCCTGACCGGCAGCAACCGTGATGCAGACGTGGCCGCAGCGCGCGGCCAGCAGGACATTTTCAGCGCGGCACCCGACGAAACCGAAGACGCCCCGGCCAGCCCCACCGGCAAGATCGAAGACTTGGGCGAGAAGATCGGCGGCGCGCGCAAAGACACCGCCACCAGCACCGGACGCAGCGCCAAGCCCAAGACCAACGACGAGCGCCCCGCGTGGGCCCGGCGCTTCCAGGTGTCGCAGATCGCAGCCGGTGACAGCGAAGGCCGCTGGGTCATGCGCGACACCCGCAGCAAGGACTGGATGGGCCAACCCAAGCAAGTGGGCGGCAGCCGCAACACCTACGCCACTGAGCAAGAGGCCTTGGACGCCGTGCCATTGGCCGCCGTGTCCATGAAGCACCGCGCGGTACCGACTGGCACCAAGGGTGAAGACGGCGAATACAGCTATGAAATCTGGCGCGACATCAACGACCGCAAGCGCGTGAAGGTGGTGGACCAGGTATTCCCCTCGCGCGTGGCCGCCATGGAGTACATGGCCAAGAACGCCCAGGCGATTCTGGAGACCAACACGACCTTTGGCGAAGCCGACCTGCCAAGGCCTGACAACACCAACCGCACAGGCGTGATGCGCCGCGATGGCGACGTGGAGGGCAAGGACTTCATGGAGGCCTTTGGCTTCCGTGGCGTGGAGTTTGGCAACTGGAACAACCAGGCCGAACGCCAAGAGGTGATGAACGCCGCCTACGACGGTTTGATGGACCTGGCCGAAGTAATGGGCATTCCATCGAAAGCCATTGGCCTCAATGGCGACCTAGCCCTGGCCTTTGGTGCCCGTGGCCAAGGCTTGAACAGTGCCGTCGCGCACTACGAGCGAAGCCGCGCGGTCATCAACTTGACTAAGATGAACGGCGCTGGCGCATTGGCGCATGAGTGGCTGCACGCCCTGGATCACTACCTTGGCCGCCAAGACGGCAAGACATCCGCCGAATGGAAAGTTAACGCGGACGGCACCCGCACCTTTGACGTTCAAGGGGCCGAGAACGACATGGCCAGCGGTGGCTTCAAGCGCGTGAATTCTGGCGTGCGCCAGGAGTTGCGCGACGCCTACAAGAACGTCATGGAAACGATGTTCACCAAGGCCGAGCAGTACGTGGAAGACACGGCCAAGGCCGACAAGTTTGTGGCCAAGTCGCGTGAAGACGTGGCCAAGGCCCTGGACTCACTGCGCAAAGACCTGTCCGAACAGAAGGACGTGCGCTACTACAAGCGCAACAACAAGCCCGCCAGCGCCGAGCAATTGGCCGAGTTCGACACCGTGGCCAAGCAGGTCATGGATGGCGAAGCCCTGGAGCTGGGCCTGGTCAAGGTTGAGGGCAGCAAGTCCGCCATGGGCAGCCGATGGAGCAATGAGGCCCTGGAGAAACTGAGCGCCATTTACAAGGCGGTGCGCGGCCGCACGGGCTTTGATTCGACCAACCAAAGCGGTGTCATGGATCGCTTGCGCGGTGACATGACCCGGTACAGCCAGCGCCTGAAGATGCTGGCCGACGCACAAGCGGGCGACGAAAAGACCAAGCGCGTGCCCACCGAGTTCGCCATGAATGCGAAAGAGTTGGACCAAGGGCGAGGCGAGAACTACTGGACCACGCCGCACGAAATGGCCGCGCGTGCCTTCCAGGGTTACGTCGAAGACAAAATTGCCGCGCAAGGCGCGCGCAGTCCATTCCTCAACTACGCCCCCGAGAACGTGGGCATCTTGACACCCTGGGGGGCCAAGCGCCCCTATCCGTATGGCCAGGAGCGCAAGGCGATCAATGAAGCCTTTGACAAGTTTGTGGGCGTGCTGGAGACCCGCGAGACCGACAAGGGCGTGGCGCTTTACAGCCAGTCCGGCCGCTCAGTCGGCTTGCCGCTCAGCTTGCGAGCGAGTGAACTGACCATTGAAGATGAACTTGAAAAACGTCTTGAAGGTCTTGCGCACCGGCCAGAGGTTTTGGTCCTTGACAGTGCTGTAGGCACCTTGCCTGGGGCAAGCGATGAGGATGGAATTTCCGGTGCAAATTGGGATGGCCGAATCTACCTGTTCCGGGACCAGCTCAGCAACCGGCTTGATGTTCAACATACTTTGTTCCATGAATTGCTCCATTACGGACTGCGCCGGTTTTTGACCAAAGACCAATTTATAGCCCAGATGAAGAAGCTGTACGACCGCGACACGTACATCAAGCAAGAGGCTGACGACTGGGTGAAGACAAAGAAGGGCCAGCAAACCGTGGCCGAGTCTGGCCAGGAGTACGCCAAGGCGCGCGGGGTTGACGAAGCACTGGCGACATTGGCCGAGCCAAACCAGGGGAAGTACCTGAAAACAGACTTGCTCAGTCGCGCGCAGGTGACCGTTACCCGCTGGCTGGCGCAACTGGCCGAAGCCCTTGGATTCAAGCAATACGCCGCAAAGATTCGTTCGTACAAAAACGAGGAAGCGCGCCAACTGATCCAGGAGATTTTCACCAAGCTGCGCGAGGATGCCGCGCCAGCCCGCAACGCTTGGACCGATGCGGCCGATCCAGCATTCAAAAGCGGGAAGTCAAACCGCGATGCCATGGGCCGTGTGAAGTTCCGCCTTGGTGAAGTGGCACTTGGAAAGCTGGACGCGGTGACCCGGCCACTGCAAGAGCGCTTTGGCATGCGCATGGCTTCGCCTGAGTTGCGCCGCCAACTGCGCACGATGAAAGCCACCATTGACCAGGCTAACCGCAGTGCGGCCAATGTGGCCCAGCAAATGAAGGACATGCCCGAGGCTGACCGCGCCATGGTGTCCGACATCGTGGAAAAAATGATCGCGCCCGGCGTGGTGCCGCCTGAGCATGCTGTGCGCGTGGCCGACGCGATCACCAAGACCATGGACCGCCAGACCGACGAGCTGGTGGCGCTTGGCATGTTGAGCCAGGACAGCGCCGACCGCTGGCGAGGCCGCTACCTGCCCCGCATCTACAACCGCAAAACAGAGCTGGGTGAAGACACGGCCATGGATGCTGTGAAAAACATGTTCAAAACCGGCCGCCCCACCATGCAGGGCATTGGTGGCGGATCACTGAAGGGCCGGGGCCTGTTCCAGGACGTGAGCGTGGACGCGGTGGACCAGTGGCTGGGCATGGGCTACGAGGTGCGCGACCCGCATTGGAAGCTGAACCAAGGCAAGCTGGAGCTGGTGGACAAGAACGCGCCCCAAGCCGCCAAGGATCAGGTGACGGTGTGGCGCGACTGGACCCCGAGCGAACGCGCCCAGATGGGCGAAAACCGCGATGCGCTGTTCCGCTACGTGCAGGGCTACACCAACATGCAGCGCGACATCGCACTGGGCCGCCTGTTCAACCAGATCGCCAACAATCCCGACTTCGTGCGCCGCAGTGCATCCGAGGGCTGGGTGAAGGTGCCCGACACCGAAATCCCCGACACCGGAGGCGTGAAGCGCTATGGCAACCTTGCTGGGTTGTACGTGCGCCAAGACGTAATGAGCCACCTTAGCCGGTTTGAGGAATCGGCCAATGAAGCGCTGCAACTATGGCGCGATGCACTGGGCCTGTGGAAAGAGGGCAAGACCGCCCTGAACCCGGTGGCCCACTTCAACAACATCGCCAGCAACATCAGCATGGCGCACTTTGCTGGGGTGTCTTACTGGGACGGCCACAAATACGTGGGCGCTGCACGCGACTTGGTGAACGATGTTCCCATGGTGGAAGAAGCCCGTGAGGCTGGGTTGTTCACCGGCAGTTTCACCAAAGAAGAATTGATGCAGAACATGCCGCCCGAGCTGCAGAAGATGATGCAGATGGAGGACAGCAAGCTGCAAAAGGCAGGCCGCCAGGTCATGAATGCGCTGACGTTTTGGCTGCGCAAGCCACTGCAAAACGCCTACGAGTTTGAAGACACGTATTTCAAATACCTGATCTACCGCGACGCCCGCCTGCAAGGCCTGAGCCCCGAAGATGCGACGGATTACGCCCTGAAATACATCTTCACCTACGACGACTTGCCAAGCGGTGCGCGCAAGGTGCGCGACTTTGCCATCCCGTTCTTTTCGTGGACCTACAAAGCCTTGCCCGCCTTGCTGCACACGGCCATGGTGTACCCGTGGCGATTCTTGGCACCCGCTGCCATGCTCAACGGCATCAACCTGGTGGCCTATGCGCTGGCCGCAGGCGATGACGATGACGACTGGCTGGAGAAAATAGCCAAGGGCCGCGAGCTGGAGAAGGAAGAACGCGAAGCCCTGCCCGAGCGATCAAGGGGCACAGGCATGTTGCTGAATCCAAAGACGATCCGCCTGGGCACGGACAGCGTGACCGGTAACCCGGTGTTCTTGGATGCCAGCCGCGTGGTGCCTGGTGGTGACATGTTCGACATGGAAAACCAGGCTGGTGGCCTGCCCATCCCCGCGCCGTTCATGCCGAACCACCCAATCCTGTCAGCTTTCAGCGCCATGATTGCCAACAAAGAGCTGTTCATGGGCCGCGAGGTGGTGGACAAGAACGACACCGGACTGGAGGCGGCAGAAAAGCGCGCCAAGTGGATGGCCGGTTTCATGCTGCCCGCCGTGGCCCCAGGTGGCTACCACTCGCAGCGCATCCTGGATGCAACGGCCAACGCCATGGACACAGTGATCAAGACGCCGTTGGGCGAGTTCACTGGTGTGGACCGCAGCGGCCTTCCCGTGCAGCCCAAGTATGCGGCTATGCAAACGCTGGGCATCAAAGCCCGCCCTGTGGACCTGGAGCTGGAAGCGAGCCGACGCAAGGCGCAAGAGTCTGCACTGGTCAATTCCATCGCGGCCGAAGTGCGCAGTATGTCCAGGCTGTACCAGAAGGGCGCAGTCAGCGACGACATGATGGACCGCACGCGCGAGAAGGCCCGCGAGAAGATCGAGCGCATGCGCGAGAAGGAATAAAAATCCGTCGCGTGCACTGACCGACTGAAAAATGGGCGCATTGGAAAGGATGCGACCCATGGACTTTGACAAGGCATTTGAACGACTGATCGGCCACGAAGGTGGCTTCAGCGACGACCCGCGCGACAAGGGCAACTGGACTGGCAACAAGTGCGGTGCCGGTGTTCTGAAGGGCACCAAATACGGCATTTCAGCCGGTGCATATCCGCACCTGGACATCAAGAGCCTGACGCTTGACCAGGCCAAAGCGATTTACCGGGAAGACTTCTGGGACGTGGTGGGCAACTGTCACCCGGCCATCAAATTCCAATTGTTCGATGCGGCCGTGAATCACGGCCACGGCAATGCGATCCGCATGCTTCAGCGCGCCGTGAAGGTTGCGGACGATGGCCAATGGGGGCGCGTGTCGCAGGCGGCCCTGGACGCCATGGACCACAACGATGTGCTGATGCGCTTCATTGGGCACCGGCTCAAGTTCTGGGCATCGCTCCAAAGTTTCGACACCTACGGGCGCGGCTGGACCGTGCGCGGT